AATGGGTTGTCGAGCATACTTGTGCCCGAAACGTCAAACTGGCTCAGTCTTTCACCGGCGTGTAGCGGACGACGTTCGCAATCGTGGCCATGCAAAGCAGCATCGCCGAGGTGTCGAGCCCGTGATTCGGCGCGTTGCTCTTCACCTCGCGCCACTCCCAGACGCCGGTGCGGATTTCAACCTTCGACTCGCCGCGCAGGTGTTCCAGATAGAGCGGGTTCACATCGGCCGGCAGTAGCCATTTGAGATCACCCTTGGCCTCGAGCGCGTTCGCCAAGAGGTCTTTAAAGTAATCGCCTGACCAATCGTAATAATAGACATCCCCGCCTCGGTAGTCGCTTGTGCGCGGCTCGGAGAACGGGAAGTTGATGAGCTTGTCGCTGGCGTCGTCCTTCATCGTCCACGTCTTCCGCGCGTGCCCGCGCATCCCCCTCCAACCGAAGTCCGCGCAGTCGCGGTCCACGTCAGCCGGTCGATAGCCACGATCTTGCGCGACGCACGCGTCCTGCACCTTGTAGCGGTGCTGCATCTGGCGGAGCTGGTCCCGCGTCTCGATGCGCCCGAAATAAAGTTGCTTGTAGGTCGGCCCCGTCGCCGAGGAGAACGCGCCGATTTCCACCCACCAGTGGTCCTGCTGGCGGTCGATTGCCATAAACCGGATGACCTCGCCCTCGATGCCCTCGCCGTTGGAAAACTGTGCGACGGTGTAGTCGGATTTTGTCACGAAGAGGTTCACGACCTTCTTCTCGACAATCCACGGGCGGGCTTCGCGCTTCGTGCGAAACTCGATCTTCATCTTGTCGTCGCCCTGCCGGACGTGGTGATTGTCGGCCTCACAGAATTCTTCGACGAGCAGCCGCATCGGCCGGCTGACAACGGCCTCGACTCGGAAGCTCCGGATCTCCGCCGGCGCGGTCGGGTTCAACGGCACGAAGCGACCGGCACGCTTCCATCCGTTGCGCGTCGTGTCGGTGTCGGGCGACTCGTGGCCGCAGTGAGGGCACCGGAAGCGGCACGATGCGACCGCGCGCGGAACGTCCCACGTCTCGTCATCTCGCTTTGCAGCGGCATCCCAGACCACTCCGCCCCGCAGTCCGGTGTCCTCGTTCTTGTCGAGCGCAAAGGCGATCGGATGCACCTTGCGGCACGACGGGCACTCAGTGCTCCACTCCTGTTGATTGCCCTGCCGGTAGGAGGTGTCCTCGACGTTGCCGGTTTCGAGGTCCATCATCGGCGCTTGGCTCGTGTTGTAGATTTTCGAGCGCCCGACTTCCTCGAAACGCGAGACGCGGGCGACGGCGTGGCCATAGACCTCCTGCCATTTCGGGAGCCAGATTTCGTCATTTATTTTGTAACGAATCGACTGGCTTTGCTGGCTCGAAAGGTTTGCAGGATTGAGCAGGAAAAAGAAGCCGCCGAAGTAAATCTCGGTCGTCGTCCGGTTTGGTCCGACGCGCGGGAGCATCGCCGCGACTGGCTTGCACGACTCAAAGATCGGGTTCAGCCGCGACTTCGCGTGACGGTCGATCATCTCGTCCGTTTGCATTGTCCATGAGATCGGCCCCGCGTCGTTGCAGATGAGCCACGGCACCCAAATGTCAGCGACGAGTGTTCCGCCGATTTGCACGGCTTTGCGGAAGTGAACGCGGCGGACGAGCGGATTCTGGAGCGCGTCGAAGATCGGAATCAGCCACGGCGAAATCTTGACGTTGAAGGGGCCTGGCGTCGCGTAGGACTCGGGCAAAATGATGTGCTTGCGCGCCCACTCGTAGATCGGAGAGCGGTCGGGCTGCGGCAGGCGCAGGGTGGCACAGAGGAGGTCGGAGGCGGTCACGCGATCAGATGAAGCACCCACGTCGAAAAAGCTTCGCTCTGACTTATGCCGCGAGCCTTGCACCAAGCGCGAAACCGCGCCGCGACTTGCGGACGGAGGCGCATCGTCACGCCGACGGCCCGCTGGTCGGGCGGGAGCGGCTTTCGGCCTGCGCCTTTGCGTTTGCCACCGGCGGTCATAGCGCCATACCCGCTTTAAGGGTGTCTTCAATTTCTTCGTCGAGCAACTGGTCGGTGAACTTGGGCTGGCCTAGCGCAACCCGCAAGGCCATCTCAAGTTGAAACTGAGCGGCTACCTCAGGGTGAGCGTCACCGCGTGCGCGGTAGTTTGCGGCGATAGCGTTGAAAAGCGTCTTAACTTTGGCGGCGGTGTTGTTGTTCATGTGTCAGAGTATTCTCGCCCTTTGATTGATTGCAAGCGTTATTTCAAACAATCGCTCCGGTGCGTTTGCTGGGCAGTCATGCTTGGCGGAGCAGCCATGTGTTGGCCATCGCTCGGCTGAGGGTTCCGATTGCGTAGAGGCCGGGGCCGTAGCCGTTGCGCTTCCCGCCTTGATAGTTTTCATTTTTGATCCAGACCACGGCGAGACCGGGAAGCACCGTAATCCGCTTGCAGCAGCCATCCGCATCTATCGCGGCGCGGCTTTTCTTTTCGAGTGCGCTCAGGGTTGCGCCGGTAGCCTCGATTTCTTTCACCAGTTCAGAGGAGGAGATTTGCTTCATCCGACTAAGCTGTTCCACACTTTGATTAATTGCAACACTTATTTCAAACAATCGCTTCACCGTATCGCGACCGATCCAACGCCTCGCCCTCGAACGTCGCAATGTTCGCGTTGATGACTTCCCGAATCTCTCCGAGGATGACGCCGCCCTCGACGTTCAACTCGGCCGCGTTCATGCCGACGCCGCGCGGCCCCAGCTCAACCTCCAGCTTGAGGCGCAGGAGCAGGTTGAGCTTCTGCCCGAGCGTGACGAGCATCGCCTCGACGACTTCGCGATCGATGACGTCACCAGCTTCGCGCTCGTTCTTGCTGCGGGCGAGACGGATTTGCTCGCGCATTAACTCGGCTTTGAGCTCGGCGAGGTTCTTCGTCGCCACGTCCTTGCCGATCACGTTTTCCGCGCAGAACTGCTGCCACGCTGCGAGGTTCTCGCGGCGTCCGTCCTCGTGCTTTTTCGGTGCGTCGGGGAAGCGGTTGCGGGCGTCGTAGATCGCTTGGCGCGAAAGGCCGAGTTCCTTCGCGAGCGTGCTCAGGTCTTTCACCCAGCCACCCGTCTGCTCGGATTCAAACTCGTTCAGCGCCTTTCGCTCCGAGGTCGTCAGCGTCTTGCCGGCCTTGAGCTTTGCGGCAATGTTCTGCAGATTCGCCTTCTGCCAAGGGTTATTTGTCATCTTGGATATTCCCTGACCATTTTTCCATCAAGCTCAATTCCCATTTCCGTGCGTATTCCCGCGCTTTGCTTATGGAAAAAAGCCACGCCCGAATCGCTGCATTTCTTGTGCATATCGCGAGCCCACTGCTTGTCCTCCTTGCGGTGATTCACGCCGCTTTCTCCTCCGTAGATGACCCATTCGATATGCTTTAAATCCAGCTGATCAAGCGGTCCGATCGCGGGCTCATAGCTGACAAAGTGGACGACGGCTGGATTTTCAATCAAATACGCAGCCCGATGCGCCACTCGATTGTCTTCGATAGTTGTTCCAAGCCATACATTACTGTATACCGATGCGCCCCAGTCGGAAGGTAAAAAACGCTTCATGTTTTCCGGTCTCTTGGTGAGCATTTGAAATGTGAGCCAACGACTACTTTTGATGACCTGCCACATACGCTTGCGGACATCAACAAGATCGTCGCGGTCCTCCGCCCAGTCCATTAAACTACCGCAAAAAACCTTTGCGGGTTTACCGGCCCGCTCAGCCATTTTATTCCAAAGTTGAACATTTTGCCACGGGGCCTTTGTCGTCTGCCTTGGCTTTGTGTCGCCCCAGAGATCCAAGCCCATCCTGTCCTTTGTCAGGGTTGCGGCGTAACAGTTGCGGCATCCCTCACTAACCTTTGTGCATCCCATCCAAGCGTTGAACGTGTGATTGGTCCAAGCGATGATCGTGTTTTCCATTGTGTTGTTTTTTTAGGTGTAAAGCAAGGTATCGAGCCGAACCACCATGATTGATGGCTTCGCTTGCTTTGATTACAATCCAATCGAATTTGTAACACTCTGCCAACATGAAACTTACAGATTCCGAGCTAAGTTGCTTGTGCATTCCTGGCGGAGTTTCCTTAGGAACGTTCATACAACGCAAAGCCACCGAGGTCAGAATTCCGAGGACCGCGCTTCCAATGGTTAAAAACACAACGATTTCAGATTGCCGATCTGTTTTCAGAACCTCCATCCAGTGGCTCCACGGCGAACCGTAGGCATCAAGGTCGATAATATCAAATTTCCAGTGTTGGGCTTGAAGGAATCTTAAGCTGTCGATCTTCAGTCTGTTTTTCTTAGCTTTAATATCAAGCGCAACGTATTCAGTAATTCGATACTTTTTTCTTAGTGCTGACCAAATCGCTTCGCTTTCCCCGCTAAAACAATCCAGCACACTAACGCCATCTGACACAAAAAGTTTCCTTAAAGCTAGTTTTGCCTCGATGTTGTGGTTATCGGTTTTCAATCGGTAAACGTGCTAAATGTTTTTGTAGTGTCCGGAAGTTTATCCAAAGCCGACTGAACGGCTGCCAAGTCGCTAAATGGAAGCTGGATCAAAAACCATGCCTGTTTTGGAGGCCGCTTAATTTCCACCTCTTTAATCTCAACATCTTTTTGCAACTCCTTGATATAGTCGCGGTCAAAACCAAGATCGTCTAGGTTTACTTTTTGCGACACCAAGTCATTAAGGGCCTCATTTAATTCCTGCTTCCACTCCGCCAGCTCCGCCGTCCGGTTGTCCGCGATTGCAAACGCCGTGGCCTCGACGCCCGCAAGTTCGGTGCGCACGATCTGGATTTCGGTCCATCCAAGTTCCTGCGCTGCGATCAACGTGCCGTTGCCGGCGAGCACGATGCCTTTCGCGTCCACCACGATTGGCTTTTGCTGACCAAATTTGCGCAGGCTCGCTTTGATCGCGTCGAGGTTGCGGCGCGAGTGTTTGCGGACGTTCGACGGGTCGAGCGAGAGGTCGGCGACCGAGATGGTTTCGAAGTTCATGTGTAAAGGTTGTTAAAAAAACGAAATGCGATTTTTTGCTCTAGGTTGCTTAACC